CGCCATGAAATCGGCAGAGGTCAGCGTGGTATCGCTGAGGATCTGCGTCAGCATGTCGGCGTTGTACGTCATGTACAGTTCTTCCCCGTTTTGCTCGTCACACTCGTTACGGCGGAACATCGCTTTAGCGGCGATCAGCTTGGCTTTGGTCATACCTGTGCCACCAGCAACGATTTTTTGTGCAGCTGGCAGCGCCACCGGCGCATATGCCCCGCCGCTGGACGTTTTACGCAATACGGGGTCGAGCATCGCGCGATAAATAACGTCGTCTTTTTTACGATTGGACGCTGCCAGGGTGAGCTGCAGATACGGACCCTGAGGGTCGGCCAGCAGTTTACGCAGGTCACGTTTTTCAACAGGTACGAATGCCGCATAGTCAGCCATCAGCGCATTACGTGTACCTGCTTCCGGTAAATCCCAGACGGTGTCACCGAAACGTGTGGTGATCTCCTGCATCTCGATTTCACCCATATCGTTAATGGTGAACGATTCGCCTGTGATCATCCCACGGTCGTTTACCGCTGCCTGCAGGCGGGAATCCTTCTGCTGCGCGGCGATTTCGAAAGAATCATGAAACTGCGTGATAAACGCAGCGGTGATCATGTTCTTGTTGGCATCAAATCCCATAACAATCACTCCAGAAAATATCGCCTGCTGGGTTGTCGGTTGCCCGGCCCGATTAACACAATGCGCGTGGCGCTTACGCACTGCGGGAAAATTCAGTTATCCGGCGTCCCCGCCGGGCTGGTTGTGGGGAGATTGTTAGCGAGGTGTACGGTCGGAATCCCGACCAAATGAAAAAGCCAGCGGGTTAGGCTGGCTTTTGATGCTGAAATTGTGACATGTCACGCTACGGTTTGATCGCCGTAACGCTTCTGGTAATACGCTTTGACCGTCGCGGATACGCGTTCGTGGTCGGCGTGTTTCGGGTCCATGTACGCTGGGGATTTCATCAGATCGCGAATGGTCTGCTGCTCTTCGAGGTTCACATCACCACCCGCCGGCGCATCTTCCTGCATTTCCGCGCCGACTTTTGCCAGCATGCGGATAACCATTGGGTTATTGCCGATCTCGTCGATGCGGCCTTTGTCGGCATCATCAGCCAACGAATTAAACGCGCGGAAAGCCAGACCGATGTTCTGCTTAAACTCTGCGTCAGTCTTCCACACCTCGCGCAGCTGCGTGGTGGCAGACTGTGAATCCAGCTCAGCGGCACCGCCCACCAGCTCAGGAGCACGCTGTGCGTATTCACCCAGGATGAAACTCATCTGATCGTTGGTGATGCCTTTGGCGTGCGCGGTTTTCATGAAGCTCTGCATACGTGGATCGGCTTTGAATTCTTCCCAGTTGAACCCGTCTACCTTCACGTCAGGAGCGTACTCATCCGCAGTTTTCGGCGGTGCGTCGCCGCTGCCCATGCGTTTTTCAAGGTGAGTGTAATTTTCCGCCAGTTTGCGGGCAGAGCTTTCAATACTGAGTTTTCCGTCTTCGCCCATAACGCGGAATTTCTCAGGTAGCCAGTCATTAGCACCCGGTTCGCCCGCGCCTGTGCTGAGCAGAGAATTACCAGAAGGTTCGCCAGCACCAGGATTATTGCCGCCATCTTCACCACCTCCGTTACCGCCGCCTGGCTGTTCTGCGCCCTGCTCAGCGTTCATGAATAAGTGTTTAAGCTTCCACATCGTCTTCTACTCCATCGGCCTTGTTGATTTCGCGCAGGATGTAATCCAGTACGGATCGCTGTCCTGCCCTGTAACACGTTTCGCGGTCGCCCTCGGTACCGCCGGGGACGTACGCCGCACGCCCGAAGCGGCGCGTTAATTCTTCCAGCACCTGAGAACCGCCAGGCATCTCTTCGAAAATGCGCTTAAAGTCCTGAGGCGTAGCCTGTTTTATTCTCATTGGTTACCTGCCAGTCGTTGCCCTATTGCCGCGCCCGCGGTCTGCCCTGCGGCGCCAGCCGCCTCAGTTCCCGCCTGCATCATGAGTTGCTGCTGTGCGGCCTGCTGCTGTGCTTTCTGGCGCTGGACACGGAGATCTGCCACAGCATCGGATGAGCGAATAACCTTCGCCGGGACGCCGAGAGCCTCAGCCACAACACGTGTGGCTTCGTCGGTATCGATGAGGTCAACAACGTCCTGGCTGATGCCTGCGAGGTTCGCCACGTTAGCGCCGAGCCGCTCGATTGCCGTTACGTCTTCCAGCTTCTGGGCGCGTGCCAGCGGTGAGATGTAGCGCACGTTGAAATTGGCGTTCTGCAGGCTCTCAGGCGGCGGGGAGAAGACACCAGCACGGAAAGCTATGCCAAAGCAGCGCACCACCAGCAGCTGGAGATATTCAGCCTGGAACCGGCCATACACCGGACCAAGCAACTGGCGAATCAGCGCGACACGCACGTGCACTTCGGTGGCGGTCATGGCTGGCCCGTCCTGCGGCTGCAACTGGTCGGCCATCATGATTTTGCGGATTGACGCCTGCAGGCGTTCTTCGGCGGTGAATGCAACGCTGAAATCTGAACCGGTTAGTAACGGTTTCATGCTGTCGGTGCTGTTCGCCACGATGATGCGGCGCGGGCCGACCTTGACCGTACGCGGGTTGAGTACGCCGTCATCTTCGGCAATCCACATGCCGGAGATAGCCAGATCCTGCGCGGCTTTCTCCATGCGTTTGGTTTCGTTCAGCTCTTTACAGTCCGGCAGCGCGTCGTACACCGGGCCGATGCCGTAGGAGCCGCCGGGGATTTTCATCCAGCGTGGAACGCAGCAAGGGAATTCGTGATAGCCGGATTCGCGCACAATCTGCTTGTTGCTCACGTCGACGTTGTACGATGCAAAGCGCATGTTTTTCGCCAGGCGGGCATCGACCATGTAGGTTTCGCGCGGGAAAATGCAGTGCAGGAAATCGCATTTGTTGTCGGGCTTTTTCTTCGCCGCGTCGCGGATCTTCTCGCTGACCTTGTCCGCGCCAAATTCTTTGATGGCCTGCTCTGCGGTCAACTGGTAGCGGCGGTATATCGTGTCCACGATGCCATCTTTGCGGGTGGACGTGACATAGCACTGCGCCAGCGGCCACTGCTGGAAGGTGTAGCCGCCCTCTTCGCGGTCCTCGTCGATGTACAGGACGAACCAGCCAGCGCACACCACGTCGAGGTTCGCCTCGTACCCTTCTGCGTCGAAGTTCGCCGCGTGAATATTTTCCCAGACCAGCGTGGCGCACTCAGACAGCCAGGCTTTGGCGTCGTCCGGCAGCGATTCGCTGTCGAGGTTCAGCCACTGCGCGTTTGCCGGGGTCATGCCGGACATGAGCGCAGAGGCCAGCATGCGGGCGCTGTCGGTGGCGGTGCCGTCCAGTAGCTTCGCCACCTTGTGTTTTGCGCTCTGAGCGTCGAGCACTTCGTCAGAGAATCCCGCGCCGCGCAGCGGATAGGTGTAGTCATAACACTCGCGCCAGACGCTTTCATGCTGCTGGCGGTTGGCTTTCAGCGTGTCGGAACGCTTAATCAGCTTAACGGCGAGTTCATCCATCAGTTACGCCCCCAGAGTGTTTTTCTGTTGCGCTGCCTGCGCGCCAGAGGACAGCAGAGAGCTGCCAGAATCAGCCGCACCCTCAGCACCACTGGCGAGAAGGGACGAGCCTTTCTTGCGCTTCTTGCGCGCTGCAGCATCTGCGTTTGCCGCTTTTGCCGCTGCGTCGGCAGCCGCATCCGCTTCGGCCTGCGGGTCGGTCTGTACGACCTTAGGTGCTCCACCTCCACACATAGCGATCCCCTCTTAGCCCGGAACGTGCCAGCCATGCTCAGTCAGAACGGGCTTACCCGTAACTGGCTGGCGTTTACCCTCGTCGTTCGTCACGTAGCCCAGCGGCGCGGCAGGCTCCGCCGTGGTGGCTTTTTTGACGAGCTGGAGGAATTCGATATTGTCGGTAAGCTGCTGGTCAGCCATGTCGGTGAAGGCCAGCTCTTCAAAGCGGGCGATAATGGCCGCGCCCTGCTCGTTGATGGTACCCAGCAGAGTATTGCGCTCATCGAGTGCTGCATCGTCCAGCAGACTGGCAACGCGCTGCTGGATAACGCCCTGGTCTGCGCGCTGGCCCTCAGCGTTAAGCGTCTGGATCTCAGTCGCGGTAAGGCGGTTCTCTGCTTCCGTCTGCTGCTCAGTGCCGGTTTCAGGCTCCTGCCCTGGTACTTCGACGGTTTTCTTTGGTCGGCCCATTGTGTTGGCTCCTGTGATGATTGAGCCGTAAGTGTGAAACGGGGTCGCGGTCGGGATCCCGACCAAATGGAAGATTTGTTAAAAACAGGGCCGATTTAACATAATGCACGTTGCGCGCACCAGCGAAATGGCACTCGTTAACGATTTAGCGTGAAGGGTCTATTTGTTGCGGTTTACTGGCTGGAAAGAGGGAAAATGGACTGCATAAATCGTGCATAAAACAGGGCGGTTTTTGCATAGCGTTTTTAACCGGTAAACGCCCTGCTTTTGCATGTTTTCATGGTGTCAGACGCTTCGATCGCCAGGCGTAAACAAAACGCCGTGATGTGACCTGCGCTGGCAGTTCGGAGCGTGGGCGCTGCGTGACGTAGCACCAGAAGTCTATCAGCGCTTCGCCTGTGTGATGGTTCGGCGCTGCGCCCTGCTTCCAGCCGATGATAGCAGACTTCGACACGTCGAGCTCTCTGGCTATCTCCTGCAGGGGGATACCGCTGCGTGTGATGTCGTTAATCACCCGGAACCAGTCCGTTTTGAACGTTGCGACAACTGGCATAGGTCACCCCACAAAACGCGCGCACGCGCGAGCATAGAGAGCGATTTTATTGAGCTTCTGGCGCTCGTTAATCGCCGTGGTGGAATCAAATCGTGTTTGCATATCGCTACCCGCAATAAATTACATGTTCGACGTGTAACCACCTGTAACCACTGTAACCGCCATCTTCTTAACCTTTCCCAGAACGACTTATATATATATATGGGGTTTTTAGAAAATAGGTGGTTACAGTGGTTACAGTGGTTACAACCTTTTAAATTCAATTAGTTAAAACGTAACCACCTACGCTATTAGGTGGTTGCAGGTGGTTACGCCGATACCCAAACTCGCTGCACTTTGCCGTTAACACGCCTCAAAACTCGCGAATAACCGCAATTTTGCAAAACATTGCTAATTCGCATTTCTTCACGTTTTCCGATGTGACTTGGATTTAAGCCAATCGCATCGCGCAGAACGTCGCTAGCGCGTAAAAATTCGCAATTTCGCGGAATGTCGTTAGTCATAAGGTCGGGCGTGTCTAGCCATTTCTCTACCGTCTCGAGCCACGCGTCCTTAATGGTGTACTGCTCGTGGACACTCGCACCGAGCCGCTCAGCATCGCGGAACTGGATGCCGCCGAGGCGCTTAAACGTCTCGCGGGCCTCAGCCCACAGCAAAAGGAGGTCTGTTTTTATCGCTTTCACGTCGACTTTCGACACCTCCACGGGAAGCCAGCGACGGTTACCGGTTTTGTCAGCGAGGAATTCGTCCTCGTTGGTGGTACCGACGAACACCAGGCGACGCGGGAACTGGGTAGCGAACTCGCGGTATTTAGGGATCCAGTTCTCATGCGTACGCGTTACGAATGCCTTGATGGATTCCAGCTCTTTGGTATTGAGGCCGCGCAGCTCGCCAATTTCCGCCACCAGACGCCCGCGCATCTTGCGTGCGAGGTCATCGTCTTTCTCAGCGAAAGAGATCTCGGTGAAGAACGCCGGGTCGGGGCTCAGAGCTTCCACACCGGAGGACTTACCGCAGCCCTGAGGACCGACGAGGATCGGCACCATATCGGCTTTGACGCCGGGCTCCAGCACCCTGCCCGCCAGCGCCGTCCACATGTACATGGACACCGCGCGGGTGTATGGCGTGTCGGCAGTACCGAAGTGCGTATGGTAGAAAGTTTCGATGCGTGGCACGCCGTCCCACTCCAGCCCGTTCAGCCAGGTGGTCGCCGAGTCGAAAGGCTGTTCGTCAGCGGCCAGCAGCACCACGTCGCGGATGAGCTCGCGCCCGACAGGCTTAAAGCCGCGCTTTTCCATTGTGATGCGCAGGCGCGCATAGTCCGCATCGGTGAACGCCTGCCACTGGCCGGAGCCAGCCTGTGCGAACATGATTTCGTCGCGGAACTGGTCAAAGCGGATATCGATGTCAACAAAGTCAGGACGCACAACGGCTTTCGCCGCGTTGCTGATGGTGGCCTCGATGCGGCCCCACTTATCGCGCTCGAACGCTGGCAGCGGTAACGGCTCAGCAACGTCGGTGCTGGTCAGGTCTTCGAAATCGTCGTTACGGATCCCGATGGCGTTAAGGAAATCGCCGTCGTCACGGTGCGCGCAGCTGGCGTGCAGGCACTTGAAATGCCCCTGTTCAAAGCCCGCGGTCCCGCCCGGGAAGTAAACCGTACTGGTCGGGTCGCCACCGGTGCTGTGGCCATCCTCAAACGGGCAGCGGATGTATCGCTCGCCGTTCGCGCCGTCCAGCAGCGTCCAACCGTTCGCGTCGAGATATTCGGCTGTATCGTCCGTGGCGCCGGGCGTGAAGGTTGAGCGGTCGCGCATCTTCGTGCTGCCCGCTTCAGTGGTGACCGACACAGGCAGTTGATCCGCTAGGCGCTGCCACAGCGTTTCGAGCTGGTCAGCAGTTATGGCTGGGGGCTCGTCCGGCAGACCGCCGTCCCATTCGATACGCGCGCCGCTGCTGTGCGTACCGCAGGCAACGAGCTGCTGCCCGTTCGCCAGCAGCTCGATAATCCCCATATCACCCGCCAGACGGTGGATGCGCTTACGGAAATCGCCGTCAACGGCCAGCAGGTACAGGCATTTGTTGCTGTTTGCGCGCCAGCGACGCGGCGGCAGCTCGCCCAGCAGCTGCACCAGCGTTTTGCGAATATCGGCCTGGATGTCTTCGTCTTCGCTGTCGCAGTCCAGCGCCAGCCAGCCATGACCTGTGCGCACGCAGATGCCGTAATCCGGTTCGTTCGACCAGCGGGCAAAGTCATGCTCGGTAACGACATGCTCGGTCCAGTCCTTGATCCCGGTAGCCAGTCGGTCGCGGTTATAGAGACTCGGCGTTTTGCCAAGCATTTTTAGTTTGCTGTTCGGGGATATGGTCGCGCCCGGGTTGCACACGACCGGCAGCAGCTGGTCAGTACGCCCCAGCACCAGATCGAAGTGGAACCATTCGTCAGGCGTCGCCCCCCAGATCTTTTTCTCTGGCATGGGTTACGCCTTTTGTCTGGCTTGAGTTTTTTTATTAGCGCTCAATAACTTTTCAAGCTGCAGAGCTCTCAGCTCTGGGATTTCGTCACCCCACTGAGATACTGCACCTTTAGAAACCTTCAATAATCGGGCGAGTTTCGCTTTGCTGCCCGCTAGCTCAATGGCTCTGGTCTTTTTCATATCCGTTTTCCTGGGCATGTATAGATACACCAAGGTTAAGAAAACTAAACATACAAGTCAAGAAAACGATACTCTAACTAGGTTAAGCTAACTAAACCATATGAGGGGTAACACCATGATTAACGAACGTATTCGCGAAGCACGCCGCAATGTAAAAATGACTCAAGACGCGCTCGCAAAACGAATTAAGGTCACAAAAGCGACTATTTCACAGTGGGAATCAGGATCTACAGCGCCTAATGGTAAAAACCTGGTCAACCTGGCTGATGCTTTGGGTACGTCTCCAGAATGGCTACTCACTGGCAAACCTTCTGACGATAAACAGGTAACTTCAAACGCAAGAGTAGAGGGTGTTTTTTCAACATGGGACTCAACCACACCATTAGAGGATGATGAAGTGGAAATACCTTTCTACCACGAGATTGAACTATCCGCAGGGGATGGCACTTACGTAGAACTGGATCGCTCTGGATGTAAATTGCGATTTGCAAAATCCACTCTACGTAAAGCTGGTGTGGACGCAGGCTGTGCCGCTTGCGTTAGCGTACACGGTAATAGCATGGAGCCGGTTTTACCTGACGGGGCGGTAGTCGGTGTCGATACCTCAAAGACCGGGATAAAAGATGGTCAGATGTATGCGATAGACCAAGATGGATTGTTACGTGTAAAGCTACTGTACCGCCTACCAAACGGTATCAGAGTTCGCTCATTTAACCGGGATGAATACGCAGATGAAGATTATTTTTACCATGAGGCAAATAAGATAAACATCATAGGCCAAGTATTCTGGTATTCCGTTCTCCTCTAAAACAGCTTTCCCCTCTTCTGCGGCCCGCCTAATAGCGGGCTTTTCTTTACCAACCTGCAAAAAAGTACACTTTTCTTAACTCCAACTCTTGACTTTAAAGGTTTAGAGGTCTTAACTATGCATCAAAGGTTAAGACATCTATACAAACATCTTAACGAGCTCTTTAACAAACAGAACCGTGTGACAGGTAAGCCGCTGTGCTCCTGGCAAAACGAAATGGCACCCGATGGGATCGAGGTAAGCGCCGAGTCCGTATGCGTACGGTAAGCGTAGAGGACCACACCGCGACGAGCTGATAAGTCACGCAAGTTGAAACGCCCCGATGATGGGACGTGCAGTGAATTAATCAAAGGCTTCGGGCCTTTTACTAATCCACTGAGAGGGTACCGAAATGAATACCTATGAGCTCACAACAAAATACTTGTCGACTTTTGAAGTGGTAGAAAACGGACCTGACGCAACTGATTACGTTGTTGCGACAGTTAAAGGCGAAAACCCTGCTCGACTAAGAGCGGCGGCTTACCAGGAACGCAACGGCTATCTCGGTTATGGCTACACAATTCGTCCGTTAACCCCCATCCCCTGAATCATCCATTGCTGTGTGTAGTCTTTGCCCGCCTCCCATGACGGGCTTTTTTATGCCTGAAAGCGCATTCAGTGCAGTGCGCTCCCAGACATGAAAAGGAGCACTACCGATGAAACCTGAACACCTCCACCGGCTGACGGGGCGCGATGTGCTCCGCTGGCGCCGCAAACAATTCGACATCTTCACCGGTCTGGCCCTCGCTACTGCGTTCGGCCTGGCTATTACCTTCATTCTCCTTGTAGCGAGGACCGCAGTATGAGCTTAGAAACCAGTCTCGAACTTAACAACCAGCTGCTGACGCAGCATAACGCCCTGCTTGAACGCCTTATCACTGCCCTCGCCTCTGGCGTCGCTCTTCGCCCGGACACCGTGGCGCAGGTTCAGGAATACCGCGAAACGGTACCGGAAACCAAAGCGGAAAATACCGTTATCCGCAAGGTTACGCTGGAAGATCTGGAGTTCAGCGACATTATCGCCCTGGCTGCATTCTACCCGGACGCGCAGGAGCTCAGCGAAACGATGGTCCAGCGCGCTGTTGATTACCGCGACGCCGAAGGCGATAAGCGAGTCGTACAAATCGACGCTCTGGATAGTGCCCTGCAGGGTGTTAAACGCACAAAAGAAGTTCATAAAGAGGTGCTGCTCCAGCTGTCGCGCGACATCATTTCCTACTGGGATGACCTGACGACTATCGCCGAGCGACGCGCATACGCTGAAACATGGCTCGATGCGAAGCCGGGCGAGCGTGACACAGTGAAGCCGAAAAAGACCAGCAGTAAGGGCAAACAGGAACGTAAAGGCCCGTTCTACTGGAAACATCCAGAAAGTGATTCTTTTGGCAGCGTTGAAGACCTCGGCGCGTTGCATGAAATCCTTGAGGATGGGTTGACTGTTGAGATCAACAAAGTGGAGTTCCTCCAGCTGCAGGAAGCTGCCAGCAAAGATAAGACAGAAACTGATACCAGCCATTCTGATTTTGCAGCCCTGCGTAAAAAGGCCGAAGGATTGATCCTCCAGTTGGCGAAGGGCGGATACCGCGCCGAAGCTGTCGCCATTCTGGAAAAACAGGGTGCCAAAAAACTCGGCGAAGTTGCTGACGAGAACCTCGCAGATGTGATCGCTCAGGCTGAAAAAGCGCTGGAGGGTTAATTATGCCAGACGTTCACGCACGACTTTCCCCGTCCTCAGCGCATCGTTGGATGCGCTGCCCCGGTAGTCTGGCACTGGAGGCCACGCAACCGGATAAAAGCTCCTCGTTCGCAGAAGAAGGTACCGCAGCGCACGCACTTGGCGAACTTGTCCTGCGCAATCGTCTGAGCTATTCCGCCGATTATGCCGGTTGCGATGTTGAAACGTATCTCGGTACCTACCCGCTGGCGCATCCATCAAAAACGGATCCCGGCCCGCAGGTAGATGAGGAAATGATCGAAGCCGTTGGCCGTTACGTCGACACCGTCTGGGCGCTGTCGCAGGGCAACGAGCTGTTGGTCGAGCAGCGTGTCGACTTCTCTCACATCGTGGGGGTCGAAGAATCTTTCGGTACCGCCGATGGCGTTATCATCGCGGGTAACGAGCTGCAGATCCACGACCTGAAATACGGTAAGGGTGTACGGGTCGACGCCGAGCAGAACGAGCAGCTGCAGCTGTATGCCCTGGGCGCGCTTGAACAGTTCAGCATGCTGTACGACTTCGAGACGGTGCGCCTGTTCATCCATCAGCCACGACTTAACCACGTTTCTGAGTGGGCCCTGACAGTGGAAGAACTCCAGGCGTTCGGCGAACGGGCGCAGGAAGCGGCCGCCAGTGTAATCGTGATGTTCAATATTGCCGATTGCGAAGGTGTCGAAACCCTGCCGCTGGAAAACTTCACCCCCGGTGAAAAACAGTGCCGGTTCTGCAAAGCCAGCGCCATCTGTACCGCGCGGCAGCAGTTGCACTTCGACACTATCGCTGGCGATTTCGTCGACCTGACGCAACCTACTGGCGAGCAGCTGGCGGAAGCAGTTAAGCGTGTGCCATTGCTGACCGCCGAACAGCTGGCAGAGGTATACAGACAGGCCGATTTTATCGAATCGTGGCTAAAGGCTGTGCGCGACCGGGTGAACAGTGAACTGAACGCGGGTCACCCGGTGCCGGGCTTTAAGCTGGTTACTGGCAAACAGGGTAATCGTGCCTGGAGCGATGAAGAAGCCGCCCGCGCTCTGCTGAAAGACCAGTTCCGATATAAAACTGAGGAGGTTTTCGACCTTAAGCTGATTAGCCCAACCAAAGCCGAGAAGCTCATCAAAAAGGCTAGTCCTCGCCGCTGGACGAAAGTCGAAGCGCTGATCACCCGCGCTGACGGTAAGCCTACCGTCGCCCCCGAGTCCGACCCGCGCCCAGCGCTCAATCTCAACCCTGTTAACGATTTCGACGACGTGTCCGACGATGCGCTCGCCGCTGACCTCATCTGATTAAGGAAATACCCATGAAAATTAAACTGAACAACGTCCGCCTGGCCTTCCCTGCTCTGTTCGAAGCAAAAACCGTGAATGGCGAAGGAGACCCGCGCTTCTCTGCTGTTTTCCTGATGGATCCGAAACATCCACAACTGGAAGAAGTCCGCAAAGCGCTGAAACAGGTAGCGAAGGAAAAGTGGGGCGAGAAGTGGGAAACCATTTACGGCCAGCTGGAGAAAAAACTCAACCTCTGCCTGCACGACGGTGACGAAAAAGCCGAATACGAAGGTTTCCCGGGCAACTTCTTCCTGAACGCTGCCAACAAAGCACGTCCGGCAGTCATCGATCGCGACCGTTCGCCGCTCATCCAGGCTGATGGCCGTCCTTACGCCGGTTGCTATGTCAACGCGGTGATCGACATTTGGGCGCAGGACAACAACTTCGGCAAACGCGTCAACGCATCGCTTGGCGGCGTCCAGTTCCTACGCGACGGTGACGCGTTTGCTGGCGGCGGTGTTGCAGCGCCGGACGACTTCGACGACATCAGCGAGGGCGCAGACGCCGACACGCTGATTTAACCCCATACCCGCCCGGCCATGTGCCGGGTGTTTTGCAAAGAGCATCCCTTTTCGCAAAGCACCCGCGAGGAATATCTATGTCTGAAACCATTCTCTGGGGCGACCTGGAAACCTATTGCGAAACACCCATCACGAACGGCACCCACGCTTACGCAGAAGGCGTCGAAGTAATGCTGTTTGCCTGGGCTATCAACGACGGGCCTGTACGGGTGTGGGATTTAACCGCTGGCGAGCCGATACCCGATCCGTTGTGGTTCGCCCTTCGCGACCCCGATACTCTGCTTTATTTCCACAATTCGCACTTTGACCGCACCGTTTTGCGACACACTCACCCTCGGCTGGCCCCGGATATAACGCGCTGGCGCGACACGATGGTGCAGGCACTGGCGCACGGCCTCCCCGGCGCGCTGGGGGCACTCTGCGAAGTGCTCGGCGTCCCGCAGGACAAGGCGAAGGACAAAGAAGGTAAGGCGCTGATCCAGCTGTTCTGTAAGCCACGTCCGAAGAACAGCAAACTGCGCCGCGCCACCAGCAAAACCCACCCGGAAGAATGGCGGCGCTTTGTTGCTTACGCCGGGCTGGATATCGAGGCTATGCGCGAAGTGCATAAGCGCCTGCCGAAGTGGAACTACAAGGGTGCAGAGCTGGCGCTATGGCATCGTGACCAGCAGATCAATGACCGCGGCGTCTGCATGGATGTGCAGCTCGCACAGGCGGCGATCGAGGCGGTAGACCTCGAGCAAAAGCGCCTGGCGAAACGCACGCAGGTGATGACCGACGGCGAAGTGCAGGCGGCCACACAGCGCGACGCATTGATTAAGCACATTGTCGAATCGTACGGTGTGGAGCTGCCGGACATGCAGCGCAGCACGCTGGAGCGTCGTATGGCGGATCCTGATTTGCCGTCTGCGGTGAAAGAGCTGCTGGCAATCCGCCTGCAGGCCAGCACCACCAGCACCAGTAAGTACAAATCACTGATGAAGGGCGTGAGCAGTGACGGTCGTCTGCGCGGCACGCTGCAGTTCTGCGGCGCATCGCGAACCGGACGCTGGGCCGGGCGGTTGTTCCAGCCCCAGAACCTGCCCCGCCCTTCTCTTGAGCAGGACCAGATAGACGAGGGCATCGAGGCGCTGAAAGCCGGATGCGCTGATCTGCTGTTCGATAACATCATGGAGCTGACCAGCTCGGCGCTGCGCGGCTGCATCATGGCTCCGGAAGGCAAAAAGCTGGTGGTTAGCGACCTGTCTAACATCGAAGGGCGAAAACTTGCCTGGCTTGCCGGTGAGCAGTGGAAGCTTGATGCGTTCAGGGAGTACGACGAGGGGATTGGACCAGATCTTTATAAATTGGCCTATGCCCGCGCCTTCAATATCTCGCCGGACGATGTTGATAAATACCAGCGTCAGATCGGCAAGGTGATGGAGCTGGGCCTCGGCTTCGGCGGGGGTGTTGCGGCATTTCTTACCTTCGCCCTGGTCTACGGTCTCGACCTCGACGAGCTGGCGAACGCCGCGCTGCCGAATATCCCCCGTGATGTCATCCGCGAGGCGAAAAGCTGGTACGACGAATCGGTTAAACGTAAGTCGACCTACGGCCTGTCAGAGCGTGTATTCATCGCCTGCGATTCGCTTAAGCGCCTGTGGCGAAGAGCCCACCCGGCAACCTGCGATTTCTGGTACGAGCTCGAGCGTACCGTCCGCACCGCCATTGCCACACCGAAAAAGACGCTGTACTGCGGCTATCTGAAAGTCCGCCGTGATGGCGCATGGCTGCGAATACAGCTGCCATCCGGACGCGCGCTGTGCTACCCGTCACCATCCATCGAGAAGGGGAACATCACCTATCAGGGCGTTAACTCCTACTCGCGCAAATGGCAACGGCTCAAAACCTACGGCGGAAAGCTGGTGGAAAACGTCACTCAGGCGGCCGCCCGCGACGTTCTGGCCGGAAACATGCCGCTGATCGAGGACGCCAGATACAGCATTGTGCTGACGGTACATGATGAGGTAATTACCGAAGCGCCGGACACAGACGAATTCAACGACAAAGCGCTCTCCGCGCTGCTCTCCACTAACCCCAAATGGGCGCCCGATATACCGCTGAACGCTGGCGGCTTTGAGGCGTACCACTACCGTAAGGATTAATCGCTATGGCACAAGGCAACGTAGAAAATTTCGCAATCATTGTGTTAGTCAACGGCCGCACATCACAGGTCGAACTAACCACATCGCAAAAACGTTTGTTCGCAAAGTTAACACTCGGTGCGCTCAACGATAGTGGCCCTCTGAAACTTATGCCAATCGACGACATGGTCCAGTTACAACCCGACACCGAAGCATTTTCAGACGGTGATCCGCTATGAAATACATCTACATGGTCATGGACAGCCGCGCGCAGTTCGATATAGACAGCGCCGCCATTCTGGAATGCTGCGGCGATAAACACCCCTCCTGGCGCAATCTGCGCAGAGACTGGGGTGATCAGGGCGCAGTTCTGGTCCGCTTCCGTCTGGTTAACAGCGATATGGCTACCGACCCTGAGGTTGTCGGCGTCATCCACTGAGGTAATCCCTATGTCATTTAAATATCGGGACAGTCCGCTTTATTACCGGACTGCGAGGGAGGCTTTGCGCCTTGAGCAATCTGGGGAGTACGACCGGGCAGCGAAGGTCTGGGCCAAAGCAAACCGCGAATCACGTAACGAACTTAATCAGGACTGGAGCGAACGCCGGTCTGATTTTTGCCTGATGCAGAACATGCGCGAAAAGCGTAAGGCGGTGGACGATGCGCGATAAAAATCTCACTGATGATGTGATTGACGAGATCATAACAGCGCCAAAAACATCATTAGAACAATTGCTGGCTCTGGAGTTAAAGCACGAGAGAAAGCAGACAGGACTCCCCTTAACCGTCGTTCTACCAACTACACGGCTTTGGGCTGGGGTTATTGATTGTTATGCCAAAGATGAAGTGATCGCAGCAATTGAGGCTGCTGGTGGAGCGGTGGTTGATGGCCTACGAACGTGAAAGCCTTATCGAAAAACACCTCGTCGCCGAAGTGAAAAAGGCTGGCGGGGTCGCCTTTAAGTTCGTGTCACCCGGTCGCCGCTCGGTACCGGATCGAATTGTCCTGCTGCCCCGCGGCCGTCTCGTCTTTGTTGAATGCAAAGCGCCAGGCAAACCACCACGCGCCGACCAGCTGCGCGAGCACAAACGGCTCCGCGCGCTGGGCTTTACCGTGGTGGTGCTGGATAGCAAGAATCTGGAGGGGATATTGTGCGAAAAGTCCAACGACGCAGTAAATTCCGCCTGATTGGCGGCCCGTACGATGGCGCTATCGTGATGCTCTTCACCGCTGGCACACTGGAGTTTACAGCCAAAGGGCAGACCGGGCGGTATACAGGACATAGCGGCGACAGGCTACACTGGGAGGAAAAACGTGTCAGTTAACTCCCATTCTATAATTTTCACGCCTCGCCCTTATCAAGACCTCATCATCAACCACGAAATCGACATCCTGCGCTGCAACATCTGGGCGGGCATGGGTATGGGTAAAACCGTGGCAACGCTCACCACGCTGGAAGATCTCTTCATGGCAGGCGCAGAGACACAGCCCGCGCTGGTCCTCGCGCCGCTGCGCGTGGCTGCCAGCACATGGCCGGATGAAGCGGTTAAATGGGGGCATCTGCGCAATATCGAGGTGCAGCCGATTGTCGGTAACGCCAAAGCGCGCGCGGCAGCGCTGGCAAACAGCAATGCCAGCGTGTTTACCATCAACTACGACAATCTGGTCTGGCTGGTTGAAACGCTGGGCGACCGCTGGCCGTTCGGTACCGTTATTCCTGACGAGAGCACCCGGCTGAAATCCTTCCGGCTGCGCGGGGGCGGTAAGCGCGCGGCGGCGCTGGGCAAAGTGGCACATAAGCACGTCCGGCGCTGGATGAATCTCACCGGTACGCCAGCGCCGAATGGCCTGGTGGATTTGTGGGGGCAAGCGTGGTTTGTGGATCAGGGGCAGCGCCTCGGGCGCACCTACGGCGCGTTTACCTCCCGCTGGTTCAACTCAATACAGTTTCCGGGGCAAAGCTGGACGAAGCTGGAGCCGTTCGCCCATTCGCAGGATGAAATACAGCGAGCGCTGGCTGACGTAACTATCTCCCTGGACGCCGCCGACTGGTTCGACATCAAAGAGCCCATCCATAACGTGATCCGCGTGGACATGCCGCCGAAGGCCCGCCAGCAGTATCGCGAAATGGAAAAGGAAATGTTCCTCGAGTTGAACGGCGAAGGCATTGAAGCGCCGAACGCCGCGGCAAAGACGGTGAAGTGTCTGCAAATCGCCAGCGGCGCGGTGTACACCGACGACGCCGGAAGCTGGTCAGAACTGCACGACGCGAAGCTGCAGGCGCTGGACAGTATTCTCACCGAAGCAGCTGGCGCGCCTGTACTGGTGGCCTACCACTGGAAACACGATCTTGAGCGCCTGCTTAAAGCGTTTCCCCGAGGTCGCCACCTCGACCAGGATCCACAGACCCTTCGCGACTGGAACGCTGGAAAAATACCGGTCCTGTTCGCGCATCCGGCCAGCGCAGGCCACGGCCTGAATATGCAGGACGGCGGCAACATACTGGTGTTTTTCTCGCACTGGTGGGACCTGGAGCAGTACCAGCAAATTATCGAACGCATCGGGCCAACCCGGCAGATTCAGGCCGGACACAACCGCCCGGTGTTCATTCACCACATTATCGCTGCCGACACTATGGATGAAATGGTGATGGAGCGGCGCAACTCGAAACGAACAGTGCAGGACATCCTGCTCGATGCCATGAAAAAGAGAGGTATAGCATGACACCGGTTATCTCTGACACTGACCTGATTAACATTAAAGAGGTCGAGCGCTCTGTGGGCCTGAAAAAATCCAGTATTTATGAGCGCATCAGTAATAACGAGTTTCCGAAGCCTAAGAAGCTCGGGAGCCGAACCTCCCGCTGGGTACGCGGAGAGGTCGAAGATTGGAAAAAACAGTTTCTTTAAATCAAACGCAGCTGGTCAATATAATCCGCATACCACTGCATCATTTCCCGACGCCCTTCCATATACAGGGCATGGTTATAAACCCCGCGTATATTGTTCTTGTCCACGTGAGCGATCTGGAGTTCAACCCAGTCAGAGTTGAATCCTTTATCGTTCAGGATAGTGCTGAACGTATGCCGGAAGCCATGCCCTACTACCCTCCCCTTATACCCCAGCGTGTGGATCATCCTGTTTATTGTATTCTCGCTCATGACCTTTGACGGATCATTCCTGCCGGGGAACATATTCACGTATCGACCTGTCAGACAGTGCAACTCTTTCAGCAATACAACAAGCTGATCGGAAAGTGGTACCAGGTGCGGGCGGTCCATCTTCATAAATTCGGCAGGTATCTCCCACAGCCGGTTATCGAAATCTACCCATTCCCATTTTGAATGCCGCAGTTCGTAAGTACGCAGCCCTGCCAGCATCATGATCTGCAACCCCAGCCGGGGCAGCGGGCTCCCCTTGTAACTCTCAAGCGCCGCGAGAAAATCAGGCAGTTCTTCCGCCGTCAGGAAAGGGAAGGACTCTCCTTTATGCCCGGTCATTGCGCTGTTCAGTTCGCTGACGGGGTTATACTTCGCGCGCCCGGTCGCAACTGCATAGCTGAACACCTCACCGCACCACCGGCGTGTTTTGGCTGCTTTCTCGGTTGCGCCGCGATTCTCAATTTTACGCAGTGCCGTCAGCATCTGAACAGGCTCGATTTCTGCAACGGGCAGCTTGCCCACCGCTGGGAAAATATCTTTATTGAATGCTTCGAGAATGTCAGAGGCATAGCCAGGTGACCAGCGAGGCTTCTTGAATTCGTGCCATTCTGTGGCAATCTCTTTAAACGTGATTGTCTTTGCAGCCGCAGCTGCAACATGGCTTTTGACTTTTACCGGGTCAACACCTGCCGCAACGTTACGCCGGGCCTCATCTCGCTTTTCCCGAGCAGCCGCCAGCGAAACAGCCGGGTACACACCGAGCGCCAGCATCTTTTCTTTACCGGCGAAGGTATAGCGATAACGCCAGTATTTTGCCCCACTGGTTTTCACCAGCAGGATAAGTCCGTTACCGTCTGGCAGCTTGTAGTCTTTCTCCGCAGGCTTTGCCGTCTCGACCTGTCGCGCGTTTAGTTTCATAGGTACCCGCCTCAAACTCAGATACCCGTTTATGTACCCGTTTTAAATTTGGATTGCAACGGTAAAAGTTGGATAACGGCGGACAAACAGAACAGCCAACACCGCGAAAAACAAGGAAAAATGGACGATTGGGGATGGTGCTGGATGAAATGATGGTGCCGATAATAGGAGTCGAACCTACGACCTTCGCATTACGAATGCGCTGCTCTACCAACTGAGCTATATCGGCCCTGAGAGGCCGGTTACGAGTGTAACCACGGGGCAAAAGGTTAGATCTAACCGGGTGATGCGTCAATGCCCTTTTGAATCAAACGGCTATTTTTGCATCACCCGTGATTATTTACGCACGAATTGTATCGTCACCGAAGCCGATCCATTTGTACGTGGTCAGAGCTTCGAGGCCCATAGGGCCGCGCGCGTGCAGTTTCTGCGTGCTGACCGCCACTTCTGCGCCAAGTCCAAACTGGCCACCGTCGGTGAAGCGCGTTGAGGCGTTGACATACACCGCAGAGGAGTCCACTTCGTTCACGAAGCGATCGGCATTGCGCAGCGTACGCGTCAGGATCGCGTCAGAATGCTGGGTACCATGCTCACGGATGTGGGCAATCGCGTCATCGAGATCGCTAACAATCTTCACGTTCAGATCCAGCGACAGGAACTCGTCATCGTACTGCTCCGCTTTGACTGGCACTACCTTAGCCGGGCCATCCTGGAGCAGTGTGAGCGCATTGGCATCCGCGTGCAGCGTTACGCCGCTCTCCGCCATCTGTTTGCTCAGCGCCGGGAGGAAGGTATTTGCAATACCCTGATGCACCAGCAGCGTTTCCACGGTGTTACAGGTACTTGGACGCTGAGTTTTGGCGTTAACGATAATCTTCATCGCCGGGGCAATCTCTGCGCTGTCATCGACAACGATATGGCATACGCCGATACCGCCTGTAATGACCGGAATAGTGGACTGTTCACGGCACAGCTTGTGCAGACCTGCGCCACCGCGTGGGATCAGCATGTCGATGTATTTATCCATGCGCAGCATTTCGTTGACCAGCGCACGGTCTGGGCTCTCGATCGCCTGCACGGCTCCCGCCGGTAAGCCACACTCTTCCAGCGCCTGCTGAATGACGTTTACCGTCGCGGCGTTGGTGCGCCAGGTCTCTTTTCCGCCGCGCAGAATGGCAGCGTTACCGGTTTTCAGGCACAGAGAGGCAACGTCAACCGTCACGTTTGGACGGGCTTCATAAATCACACCAATGACGCCGAGCGGCACGCGGCGACGCTCCAGACGCAAACCGCTGTCAAGCAGCCCACCGTCAATCACCTGCCCTACCGGGTCAGCCAGATTACAAACCTGACGGACATCATCAGCGATGCCTTTCAGGCGCGTTGGCGTCAGCGCCAGGCGGTCGAGCATCGCTTCGCTCAGGCCGTTTTCACGCGCCTCAGCTAAATCTTGTTCGTTGGCTCGCAGGATCTCAGCGGATTGCGATTCCAGATAATCAGCGATTTTTTCCAGCACGCGGTTTTTCTCACGGCTGGAAAGGAGCGCCAGTTTATAAGAGGCGGCCTTCGCGGCTGCGCCCATTTGTTCCAGCAT